AAAAAAAAAAAAAAAAAAAAAAAAAAGAAGAATAAAAATAAAAATATAACTTATGATAATAACTCTCTCTTGAGTGTTGATAGTTATGTTCATGAATGAATGCTTTGCTTTTGACTTTTTCAAATGGGTATGGGAGGGGTCTACAGATTACAAATGTTCCTACAATTAAATCAGTTAATCAATATTATGCTTTGAAGGGATATATTGCTTTGTTCGAATTCTAAACAAAGGTGTATTAATGACACCAAATTGAGGCTTGTTTCCTAACATAATATGCATTAAATTCAGACAGCAAATTTAATAATAATATATTCATCTTGTCATAAGAGGGATGAATAAAAAATGAGGGAAGAATGATAATGAAAGGAAGAATAATGAGAGAAAAAGATAACATATATCAATCTGGATTATTATCCCAAGAATCCTTAAATAAACTCCCAAGGACAGCTGTATTAAATTGTAGGTGTGATATTAAATCCCTTGCAACTATCCTATCCTTCATAATAGCAAAAGGGCATAGACCTCAATCAAAATCTGCAATCATTAGGACAGGGATAGATATGTTTGCAATCATCTTGAGGTTGAATGGGAAGGGAATGAGTTTTGAGAAAACAGGGGAGGCATTAGTGTATCTTGAGAAACAAGGACTCTCTTTCCTTAAGGAGGGAGAGAAGAATAATTTAATTATGGAGATTCAAAAGGAAAATATATCTACTGATTTTGATAACATTCCTATTCAACATGAAGGACAGGATATATCTGATGATGTTCAGAGAGCAATGTCTGAGTGGATGAATGACATGGCTGATGAAAGATAATCAAGGGAATATATTAAAAAGATGTTGCATATGTCAAAATTTTGCTGTAAATTGTCAGTGTAATAATTAAAAAAAAATATGGACTTGACCATAGATAATAAACAAAAAAATCTAAAGATTGGATTTACAGGCTCAAGGAAGTTACCTTCTTTTGAGCAATATAATGCTATTAATACAATTCAATCTAAATTGAGGAAAATGCTAATTATTGAAGATAGTAGTATTATTGAATTTCATCATGGAGATTGTATTGGAGCAGATAATCTTATTCAGAAAACCTTTTATAGTATGAAGAAATACTATGATGATAGAATACTATTAGTTATTCATCCTCCAACAAACTCATCCAAGAGAGCATTTTGTCCTGGAGATATTATTTATGAGAAATTTGATTACATTAAAAGAAATCATAATATTGTAGATAATACAAATATGTTAATTGCTTGTCCTGATGGATATGAAAGACAAAGGTCAGGAACTTGGGCAACTGTTAGATATGCAAGACAGAAAAAAAGATTTATAATAATTATCTACCCTGATGGTAAGATTGTTAAAGAGAATTCCAAGAATGGAATAAAATACCTTCCTCTCACACTAATAGAGAGTGGGAGATGAAAGGAAGGAATTTGAATAATAAAACAGAAGGAGACATAATATGTCTATAGTTCATGCAACCTACAATGAGAAAGACCCTGAGACAAAAGAAGTTATCTCAGCAACAGTTTATGATGTTGATTATAACTTCGGGGAAAATCTTGAAGAAGCCACACAACTCTTTGGAGAGAAAGTTGTTCTCTCAGCCTTTCAGGCAAGTGCAACAGTAACTCTCCAGTCAAGAATCCGAAGTCTTGCTAAGCAAGGAAAAGATGCTGATGAAATCAAAGAGATTTGTGCAAATTGGAAACCTGGTGTAACTGCTCCAAGAAAATCTCCTGTTGATAAGGTGATGGCGACTTATGAGAAAATGTCTGATGATGAGAAAGCTAAGTTCTTAGAAGCCCTCAAAGGTTAATCATTCTCATATAAGATGAACATGAATATCTCTCCTCTCACTCACCCAAGATTCCTCTCACAAAAAGACACTGACCTATTTTTATATTCTGAGGAAGATGTGAGGGGAGAGAATTCTTTTGGTATGAATAAACACCTTTGTTCAGATTATGAACAAAGCATAATTAAGAAATCGCAGGGTGGAGCAGAGGTAGCTCGCTTGACTCATAATCAAGAGGTCGGGGGTTCGATTCCCTCCCCTGCTACAAGAAGAAGATTGATTAAACAAACTGGACTGCTCTTCCAGATAGAGGGAGTTGGGGTGTTATGAGCCTATTAAACAATTCCCTCTTTTTTATTCTAATCAAAGAAAGACTTCCTTTCATGAAGGTGATTGAAGGGCTTTCTTTCCATACATATATCCTTTATTAAAAGGTATTAGTGTGTGAAAGGGAGTCCTTCTTTTTTATGAAAGAATGACACAAAATTAAACAACCTTAAAACTAAATATAATGGATAAAAGGAAAAGGACGAGGAATGAAAAATAAAGTTTTTATAATTAATAAATCTGGGCATGATTTCTCAGATGCTAAGAGATTTGGAGATCTTATTTATTTATCAGAAGGAATGATTGATAGATATGCTATAACATCAATGTATAGGGAGTTTGTAGGAATTCTAAAAGAATCAAATAAGGATGATTATATCCTCCTATCAGGATTGTCATCCATGTCTTCTATTGCTTGTTCAATCTTTGCATTTATACATGGAAGGTTAAATCTTTTGATATTTAGGAATGATAGATATATAACTAGAAAAATTGTGTTAAAAGAATTGATAGACCTTGAAGACCTTTTTGGTGAAAATGGATAACTCTGTTCATATTCCGAACAAAGGTGGTTTGTTAATAAAAACAGATAATAAAAAACAATAAGGAAGAATAATAATGAAGAATGAACTTATATTAAATAAAGAAAGAATGGAAAGGATTATTGATAACTTTATCAATGGACATATTCCTTTTACATTAAGTGTTGATAGAGAATGGAAGATAACTGCATCACATGGATTTATGGATGACTCAACCTTCAGGGAAGATATTAGATTTGTTCTCTGTCATTTTGATTTACTCATTAATTTTATTGATAGAATTATTATCGATAATGAGATGGCAAAAGCTGACCTTAGTGATTTAGAGCATGAGCAATGTGAGAAGTTAGATAAAATTACTGACCTTGAAGATGTTTTGAGTGAGCAGAGAGTGAAGATTAATAAAATTAGATATCTTGTGAATGAGAAAAGAAGATGATTACAGGAACTTTCCTCATAAGTTACATGGCTCTCAGGATAATGGGAGGACATAAAAGTATTGAAGAATATCTTCCTCTATTTTTAGGAGGAAGTATATTATTTGATGTCTTATTATATATGGGTATTGCTGTTGAATACTTTGATAAGATGAATTAACAAAAAAAAAAGCAAGGAGAAATAATAATGCAACTTGAAATACAAATCATAGAAAAAGAGAAAGGTCAGAGGGCTAAAAAGATTCTAACATTTACAGTCCCATCAAAGTTGATCTTTTTAGGTAAAGTCAATGTTATCACAGGAATATATTCTGCTATCATGAGTTCTGTTAAGAGGATGGATAAGACAGTTGATGAGCAAGTAACAAAACATCTTGTAGAAGAAGAAATGAAAGGAGTAAGTGATGAAGCATACAATAACCTGTAATGAGTGTGAAGGAGAAGGTGTTGTTTCCATGAGTTGTTGTGGGGATAATATGCTTTATGCAGATATAGATATCTGCCCAACCTGTGGAGAGCATTGTGGAATGGAGGAAGAAGAATGTGAGGAATGTGAAGGAGAGGGTGTTATTCCTATATCTATTCATAAGAAAGATGAAGGAGGGGAAGGATGATAACTATATTTAATTGGGTTGCTAATTTGTTCATGCTAGGTCTTAGTACTCTTTTTATAGGGTTAGGATTATTCCTCCTAATTGTAATAATCATGACTATTATTGATGAGATTAGAAGGAGGAAAGAAAGATGAGTATGGTTCCTGGAGATAAATTAAAATCATCTTGTCCTTGGTGTGATGGAGATATGGTTTGGGAAGCTATCATACATTGGGATGAGAGAGGAGCAGATAATCCTGATATTGTTGCTGTCTGTGATAATTGTGAGATAGCATATGAGCCTGCTGAACTCTCAAGAGTTCTAATGAGGGAAGGAAAATTAATTGAAGAAAAGGAGGTATATTTTGAAAAACCGACTACAAATGCATAAGACTTGGGAGATATTTGATTCTTCCAAAATACAATGCTTTATAAGCTGTCCTAGACATTATTTTTATAGATATATTCTGGGATGGACTGCTGAGCAGACATCAATTCACCTTGTCTTTGGAGAGGGTTGGCATAGGGCTATGGAAACCTTATTGAAGGAAGGGTATACTATTCAATCTGTGGAAAAAGGATATAATAGATTTTTGTCTTATTATAGACAATTCTTCACAGAAATTGAAGATGCTAATAATTACCCAAAGAGTCCTAATTCTATAAAACCTTCCCTATTAGAATACATAGGTAAGTGGGGAAGACAAGATGAAGGACAGGATGTTAAGTATACTGAGATTGCAGGGACAGTTCCTGTTAATGAGAAAAGAGTGATACATTTTAGGATGGATTCTGTTATTGATACTCCAAAAGGTATCATCAGTTTGGAACATAAGACAGGGAGTAGACTAACTGCAGGATGGTACGACCAATGGATGGTTAAGGTGCAAACAGGAACATACCTTCATGTTCTTAGTAGTTTATATAATCCTGAATCTGTTTATGGAGTTATTATAAATGGAACTATCTTTAGGAAGGGAAAGAATGATTATGTAAGACATCCTATTAGATTACATATAGATATGATGAATGTATGGCTTTGGGAGATTAATCACTATATTGATATGGTAGAATGGAATATGTATGAACTTTCACAGACAAGTGAGAGTGATAAAGTGATGTGTGCCTTTCCAAGAAATGGAGAGTATTGTACTAAGTGGGGGAGGACTTGTGAGTTTCATGATTTCTGTACAGTTTGGGCAAACCCCTTACAAAGGTGTCATGAGATACCTATTGGATTGAGACAAGAATGGTGGAATCCTGCTGATAAAGAGGAGGAACTTCCTGAGGAAAGTGTGATTCATGTTGCTGACTTTCTTCAAGAGAGTCAAGTTGATAAACAACTAACAGAATAAAATAAGGAAAATAATAAAATGGAACAACAAAGATTAGACGTTAAAAGAAAGATTGATGATATTAGAAAGATGTATGCTGATAAGACGGGAGAAGGAATGTATTTCTCCGCTTTAATCATGGGTCTTTTTGGGAGTGGGAAAACAAGAATGATTGGAACAGGGAGAAAGCCTATATTAATTGATTCCTTTGACCCTAGAGGAACTATCACTCTTCATTCTGTTTTTCCTGATGAGGTTAGGAGAGGAGAGATAATCATAAGGTCCTTTTGGGATGAAAGACATAAGAGGCCTACTGAGTATGTAAAGTGGGAGAAGCAGTGGGAATCTGATATTAAGAGTGGATTCATAAGTGAGTTTGGAACATATGCTATTGATTCATTAACAACCTTCCTTGATGCTCTTGCTAATAGAGTTGGACAGAGGGAAGGAAGACCTGAAGGTAAATTGGCTATTCAAGATTATGTTCCTATCTATAACACTCTAAAGGATATTATAAAAATATCAAGTGCTCAAGATTGTGATTTCTTCCTAACCGCTCATCTTGTTACAGAACAGGATGAGGTAACAGGAAGGGTAAAGGCAGAGATTGATACCTATAAGAGATTGAAGAGTCAGATACCTATCTTGTTTACAGAAAAGTATGTTATGACAACTAAGGATTCTTCAAAGGGGACAATATATAAACTATTAACACAACCCTTTAGGGAATTTTCTGCCTCAACTCAGTTAGGTGCAGGAGATAAATTTAGTCGGGAGGAAGACCCTGATATTAAAAAACTTCTGAAGAAAGCAGGAATGTCCTGTAATGATAAGAAGGTAGATTGGTTGTCCGAAAAGGATGATTGATAAATAACAAACTTTGTTCAGAATCCGAACAAAGCAACATAAACAAACACCTCTCTTTAATAAGAGGGGAAGGAGAATAACACATGGGTATTTTAGACCTAAATCTAAATGAAGTACCGGACCTAAAAACTGTCTCACCAGGTGAGTATCAATTAAGAGTAACATCCGCTGAAGTTAAAGAATCAAAGAGTGGTAATCCTATGGTTCTTGTTGCTATGGCAATTGAAGATGAAGCAGATAGTCAAGTTGTTTTTGACCATCTTGTTCTTCCAACAGATGATTGCTCTGCAAGCCAGAAGAATAGTCGATTAAGAAAAATCAAGGCTTTTTGTGAAAGTTTCGATATTGATTATTCAGCAGGTGGAATTAATCCCGATGAGTGGAAAGGTCTAACAGGTTTTGCTATCCTGTCTGAGGAAAGTGATGCTGAGTATGGTGATAGTAATAGAATAAAACGTTATCAAGCTGGAGCATAATACAGCATAACAGTGTAACAGAGACGAATAGGACTCTCCCTTTGTCCTTGTACAGGGAGGGGGAGAGTCTTCTCTTTATGAAAGATAAGAAGGTATGCAAACTATTTTTAATAAAAAAGATAAGGTGGTTAGAATGAGTCCAGATGAATTAAAGGATATTATCATAGATGTTATAGGAAAATATCCTAATATGAATGTTAGTTCAATGAGTGCTAGGAAGATGGTAGCAAGAGAAATTATAATGGAGATTGCTCCTTTAGGTTTCTTTAATAAGTTTGAAGAAGATAATGAAAGGAAGAAAAAAGATGAGTGAAATGAAAAGAATTGGTAGAGCAAGACTTTCTATTGATGTGAATGAGAAGCAGGAACAATTTCTCAGAGAATTTATACCTTGGGGAGTTAAGAATAAAGTATTTAGTGTTATTATAGATGATTTAATGAAGGCTGTTCAGAAACATGGGTCTAATGTGATAGGTGCTCTTGTTAGTAGACATATAACAACTATGAATTTTGTAAAAGAATTAGATGGAGAAAAAGATGGCAACGATAGATGATATAAATATGAGTATATCTGATATGTCTGAGGAAGAAGCATTCAAACTTATTATGGCTGTTAGGAAGAGAAGGAGAATATTCAAAGGGAAGAATAAGAAGAAGCAACAAGCTAGGAAAAAATTAATAGATGTCAATAAGATGTTAACTGGAATGTCTGATGATATGAAAAGAATGTTAATTGAAAAACTTGAAGGGAATTAATAAAGGAAATTAATAAGATGAAATTACAAACAATAAAGACAGATAATGTAATTGTAAGAGATAGAGCAAGAGAAGATTTTGGGAACTTAAAAGAATTAATTGAATCATTTAAGAGAGAGGGAATAATCCAACCTCTTGCGGTTCAACAGACAGAGGAAGGATATATTCTTTTGGCAGGTGAGAGAAGATTAAGGGCTGCTAAAGAGAGTAAGATTGAAAATATTCCTGTTAGAATTTATGAAGAGGAATTATCAAATATTGAAGTTAAGAGTATTGAACTTGCTGAGAATTTATATAGAAAGGATTTTGAGTGGCAGGAACAAGTTAAGTTGAAAAGTGATATTTGGGAGATTCAGCAGAAACTTCATGGAAAAAAGACATCTACAAGTCCTAATGCAAAGGGTGTTTCAAAGAGAGATGTTGCTTCTATTCTTGGAGATAGTCCTTCTGTTTTCACAGAAGATTTGAAGTTAGCAGAATTTATGAATGATATTCCTATATTAATGGAACAGAAGACAAAATCTGATGCTAAGAAAATGATGAAGAAATTAGAAAGAGATGTTCAAACTTTTCATGCTGCTAAGGAATATAAGGAGAAAGAGGGAAAGAAGAGTATTAATAAAAAGATGAAAGGGATTATTGATAGTTATATTATTAATGATTTCTTTAAGGGTGTGAAGAAGATAGGAGATAAAACAATAGATATTGTGGAGATTGACCCTCCTTATGCTATCAATCTAAAAGATCTAAAAAAGCAATCAGGTGCTAAGACAGGAACACAAGAGTATAATGAAATTCCTATGGAAGAGTATGAAAAGTTTATGAAAAAAACTATTAAAGAATGTGTGAGAGTTATGAAGCAAGATAGTTGGTTACTTTGTTGGTTTGGTCCTGACCCTTGGTTTTCTATATTATGGAACATAATTAAAGATGAAGGTCTTGAAGGTATAGGAATCCCTGCTATTTGGTTTAAGGGAACTGGTCAGACAATGCAACCTAATTATTATATGGCTAATTCTTATGAAATGTTTTTCTATGCAAGGAAAGGAAAACCTGAATTAAATGTAAAGGGAAGACCTAACGTCTTTCACTTTATGCCTGTCCCTCCTTCAAGAAAAATTCATCCTACAGAAAGACCTATTGAGATGATTTCTGAAATCCTTAATGTTTTTGGAAGATTAGGTTCAACTGTTATGATACCCTTTCTTGGCTCTGGTAATACTATATTAGCAGCTAATAATAGAAAGATGAATGGCTTTGGTTTTGAGCTTTCTGAAACATATAAGAATAGATTTATTGAGAAAGTTAGTGGAATGAATATAATTGATTCTTTTAAGTCATATACAATTCCTGATAATCTTGATAAAAAGAAGGAAAGATAATCATGCCTGTCCTCTTTTTAGAGTTAGATAAGGTTAAGAATATAAAGATAAAACCTTCTATATTATTATGTCCTTCAATTCCTCCCCCTCTTCATGGATTAAATCCAAGAACTATTATGGGTAAAACTTGGTGGGATAAAGAAAGAAAGAAGGCATATAGAAAACATGATGGGTGTTGTATGGCTTGTGGAAAAAGGGCAAAGTTGGAAGCACATGAAATGTATAGATATGAGTATAAAAACAAAAGAGCTTGGTTGTATGAGATTGTTGCTGTTTGTGTAGATTGTCATCTATTCATTCATTATGGAAGAACAAATATTCTTGCTCAGACGGGGAGATTGGATAAGAAGAGATTTAAGAAGATTATTCAAGATAAGATGGAACTATTAAAAGAACATGATATGATAGAGGAAGCTATGAAAACAAAATTAATTCCTCCCATTGATAATTTCGGAGATGATTGGACTGAGTGGCATATTATTATTTATGGAATTAAGTACTATTCTAAATTTAAGAATAGAGCTGATTGGAAGAATAAATATAATGCAACTCTCATATAATTATAATTTGCTTTGTTCAGAATTCGAACAAAGTTGAAATAAAAATTCAGGAAGCAAACGACTACATACACGAATAGTGAATGAAATCATGCTTAGTTATGTGACACCAAAGGGCATTGGTCGATGTGCCCTGCTTCCTGATAAACAAAGGAGAAATAAAATGATAGACATAAAGAATCTTGATGAAACTGTTATGCAATCTAAAACAGTTGAGCATATAATAAAATTTCTAATGTATGGAAATAATGGAAGGATTGAATATAAGAAGAGTAAGAAAAGATTAATAAACTATTTTTATGTATGTAGAAATAAAATAAATAAAAGAAGAGGAGGAGTTAGTGCAAAGAATAATTGATACTAGGCAGACTATAAAAAGAAGGATTGAAGGAAAAGGAAATAAGGAAGGAAAGATTGCTTTTGTTGGAGAATATCCTATTGGACAAGATATAAAAGCAGGAGAACCTTTATCAGGCCTTTCTGGAGAATTATTAAATAGTTTAATGCATACAACTGGAATTGTTCGTTCAAACTGTTATATTACCCAAGTTATAAAAGAAGAAGTTAGGAAGGGTAGCTTAAAAGAAATTATAGATATAAAAAAAAGAATTCCAATTGAGTCTGATAAATTCAAAAGATATATGGAGGAACTAAAGAAGGAGTTAGAAGGAACAAAAGCAAATGTTATTGTAGCAGTTGGTGAAATTGCTTTATGGGCTCTAACGGGAATGAAGAGTGTAACAAAAAGAAGAGGTTCAATATATGAATCTTCTTTATTGGTGGGAAGAAAAGTTATACCTATTATTCATCCTTTAACTGCTATAAGACAGTATAATTTTAGGCACTTCATAGTATATGATTTAAGAAGAATTAAGAATGAGAGTGAGTTTCCTGAAGTTATTAGGAGGGAGAAGAATATGATTATTCAACCTTCCTATATGGATGTTATGGAATTCTTAGCCAAATGCTCAGGTGTGAGTATGGTTGCCTTTGATATTGAGGTATCTAATGAAGAGGTTAATTGTATAAGTTTTGCTTATAATGATAAGAATGTTATATCCATACCTTTTTTGAGGGGAGGGCAGGATTATTTTAATCCTAATCAGGAGGTATCAATATGGAAAGCCATATCTTATATTCTTGAGAATAGGGAAATTATTAAGTTAGCGCAGAATGGTGTTTTTGACTCAACTTTTTTATTAAGAAAATATGGTATAAATGTTAGACCTATTGATGATACAATGGTAGCTCAGGCCATATTAATTCCTGACTTCCCCAAAGGTCTTGATTTTATAACATCTATTTATACAAATAATCCTTATTATAAAGATGAAGGAAAGTTTAGGATAAAATCAGGAAGTGGAAGTGATAGAGATTTCTGGATGTATAATGCAAAAGATTCTATTGTTTTAATGGAGGCTTTTCCTAGGATGCTTGAAGAGTTGAGAGGGATGAAGAATATGGAAACTTATAGGAGACAGGTTAAGATGGTTGAACCTCTTGTTTATATCTCTGAAAGAGGGATAAGAATGGATGTGAAAGGGCTGAGAGATGAATCAAGAAGGGTTGGGAAGGAACTAGAATTTTGTGAAGAAGAATTGAATAAAATGACAAAGGGTGAGATTAATAATCCAAGAAGTCCTAAACAAGTTGCTGATTACTTTTACATAAGAAAGAGCATAAAGCCTTATGTTAATAGGAGTACAGGAAGACCTACAACTAATGACGTTGCTTTAAAGAGGATTGCAAGAAAAGGATTTAAGGAGGCTGAGATTCTTCAAAAGATTAGAGGGATGGGAAAGATGAAATCTACCTATCTTGATATGAATCTTGATAAGGATGGAAGGATTAGATGTAATATGAATCCTGTAGGAGCTGCTGATTCAGGCAGGTTATCTTCATCTAAGACAATCTTTGGAACAGGTGCTAATATGCAAAATCAGCCTTGGGAAATGAAAAAGTATATGTTGGCTGATGAAGGTTATATAATGTATAATATTGACCTTTCACAAGCAGATAATAGATGTGTTGCATATGTTGCTCCGGAATTTGAGATGATACAGGCTTTTGAGACAGGAGTAGATGTTCATACAAAAACAGCCTCTTTAATATTTAAGAAGTCTTTAGATGAGATATCAAATAAGTCAGGGTCTAGTGTGATTGGAGATGGTAGGCACTCTGAAAGATTCTGGGGGAAGAAAGCAAATCACTCATTAAATTATGGGGAAGGTTATAAAAGGTTTGCATTAGATAATGAAATACCTGAAAATGATGCGAAAGAAATTGTAGAGAGTTATCATTCTGTATATCCTGGTATAAGACAGTATCATTCCTGGATTGAGAATCAATTAAGGGTGAATGGAAGAGTGTTAGAGAATCCTTATGGAAGAAGAAGAACATTTATGAGTAGATGGGGACATGACCTCTTTAAAGAGGCTTATAGTTGGATACCTCAATCAACAGTTGCTGATAAGATGAATAAGGATGGTATTCTCTTTGTTTATTATAATCAACAGTGGTTTCATGATGTAGAAATATTAAATCAAGTTCATGACTCTCTAGTCTTTCAGATTCCTATATCAATAGGTTGGGAAAAGCATGCTGATATTATATTAAAAATTAAGAGGTCTTTAGAATCAAGTATATCTTGGAGAATACAAACCTTCAATATCCCGACTGATATAGATGTTGGATTAAATTTAGGAAAGATGGGTGGAATAAGTGGATGGAAAAATAATCCTAGTTTAATTGATGTCTCAAAAGAGTTAGAAAGGATATATGAAGAATGTCTAGAAATGTAAAAGATTGGATTAGTGGATTTGAGGAATATACTTTTAAGAGTGAACCACCTGACTTATATAAAAAGTGGGTTGCTATATCAGCAATAGCATCTGCCCTTCAAAGGAAAACATACCTTGAGTGGGGGTCAATAACTTTCTACCCTAATATGTATATTGTCCTTGTAGGTCCTTCTGGAAAGTGTAGGAAGGGGACAGCTATGGGACCTGCTAATGCTATTCTCAGAGAGTTAGGAATAAATATGGCTGCTGAAGCAATCACCAGAGAAGCTTTGATTAGGGAGATGAAGAATGCTGCTATCACAACTATTACTCCTGAAACTGGAGAGGTTGACTTACACTCTTCTCTGACAATATATAGTCAGGAATTAACTGTCTTCCTTGGATATAATAATACTCAACTAATGTCAGATTTAACAGATTGGTATGACTGTGCTCCTAGGTGGGTGTATAGAACAAAAAATATGGGGACTGATGATATCATAGGAGTTTGGGTTAATCTAATAGGAGCCACAACTCCTGAACTTATCCAAACAGCTCTTCCAAGAGATGCAGTTGGTGGGGGTCTGACAAGTAGAATTATATTTGTCTTTGAGGATAAGAAAGGAAAAATATCTCCATGTCCTTTCCTCTCAGAAAAAGAAATTATGTTGAAGGAAGATCTTGTTATTGACCTTGAGAAGATTAATATGATGAGAGGTCCTTTTAAGGTTACAGAAGATTTCATTGAAAAATATTCTAAGTGGTACATAAAGCAGGAGGATAATCCACCTTTTGCTGATATACGATTTGCAGGATATTTTGAACGAAGACCTAATCACACCATGAAACTATCCATGATTATATCTGCATCTGAGGGAGATAAGATGATTATAACAGGAGAACATTTTGAAAGGGCTCTTTCAATTATCTTACATACAGAGAAGAAAATGCCCTATACCTTTGGAGGATTAGGAAGAGCTCAGATGTCTGAAACTCTCCATAATGTTATGGTTCATATAGGTTCTGTTAAAACTCTAACATTTAAGGATTTAATGAATATGTATAGATATGATGCTACTAAAGATGAATTAATGAATATAATTGAGACCTTAAAGTCAATGGGATTCTGCTCATTAAATTATGATGGACAAGAATGGATTATAAAATATACAAAGAAAGAATGATGAATGGATAACTTTGTTCAGAATTCGAACAAAGCATTATGATTAATAAATAGGTTCTTCATCATTATCAGTTGGAAAGATTTGTTCATCATACATCTTATTAAATTCTTGAATTCTGAGAAGGAGAGTATTAGTAATATCTTCAAGAGCTTTCTCATTAAACTCACCTGTTTCAACTGCATCATCTTTAAGGGTTTGAAGGTCAGTAGTAAAAAATCTTTTAAGTCCATGATTTCCATAAAGCTGTTTTAATTCCTTAGGAAGTCTTGTATAAGCAAAGGAGAAAGGTTTAATAACCATATTGAATAACTGTCCTAATTCTTTATTCAAGAGTTCTCTTGCCTCAGGGTCTTCAATATCATCCTTCATGGCTTTTGTAATAGATATAATATTATTCAAAATATACTCAGCAATTTTTAACTCTTTTTTAGGAATACCTCCATATTTCAATGAAGGGTAAAGGATAGGAACAATATGTTTTCCAGATGCATCTTTATTATTATAAATTTCAGATGCAACCCTATAAACAGGATGAATCTCCCAACTATTTGATTTCAAAAGATGTTTGAGGGAGTTATCAACTTCAGGACCAAAAGCAGCCTTCCATCTTGAATAGTATTTTAAGAACATATTGTGAGGACCTGACCATACCAGGACAGCTTCTCTCTCTCCTTCAGATGTTTGAACTTTCTTAGCATATCTTCTTCCAAACTCATCTCTATCAAAACCAAGAGCTAACATTAATAAATCCCAACCTATAAGAATTCCAAACATTCTCATAAAAGCCAACATATGATGTCTTGTCTGTTTAGGTGTTTTGATAGTTGGATTAATTGTCTGTCCGAAGGATTTTATCATACCAATATACATCTTACCCATAGCAATCTTAAAGGTAGGTGTGAAGAATATTCGATTTAATTTCTGTCTTGTTGCAACAGGAACTCCTGCATAATCTCCATGATATAAGGCAGCTGTTTGAGCAGCCTCCCTATCAGTATATCCCTTATCTTTCAAATACCTAAAGGATATCTGTCTAACTGTTCCATCAAGAATCCAGGCTGTCTTCCATGATAGATTATATATAGTCTTCATGATATTAATAGGGCTCATTAAAACAGTCATCCCTGTTCCAAGAGCAATACCTTTATCAAGAACAAGAAGATTCCTTAATATATGAGTCCATGCTCCTCCTGCTTTAGACATGGCTTGAGCCACTCCTATTGTCTGTTGAAGGGGATTATTGAAAGGTGTGGAGGCTATTCCATTCTCCTTAGCTCTCCAATACATATCACTCTTTGTCCAGTAATCCTTAATAGCCTGAATCATATATAGAGGGAGTTTATATGTTGTCCAAGCTCCAATCATAAATCCCTGAATGGTGTCATACATAGGGAGGAAGAGAGGATTCCAGAAAGCCATCATCTTAGCAACATTCATACCTTTAGATATAATACCAATATTTCTTGTTCTTGTTAAAATATCCTCAATTGATTCAGCAAGAATAGGGTGAAGTTTATAGTTCTTCATAAACATAGCACCCTTTGGAGCATGAACAAATTTCTTTGTATTAAAGCCTTTTTTATGGATGATTTTCTTTCTCTTTGATACACCTTCACCCTTTTGAAAAGCTAATCCATCTTCTTCAGCTGCTCTTAATAATTCAAGGACAGCAAAATCCCTCCCTTTATTTCTTCCATATGAGGCAAGGATATCTCCCAATTTAATATCACCTAATTCAATATCATTCTCTGGGTCAGCAATTATATCTGCTATTGTTATTGTTTTCCTTCTTTTAACGCCAACAAGGGAGAGAACTTTTTTAGCCATCTTTGGTTTATTCTTTAGGATGTTAGCAAACCAGATGGCTGAAGGGATGGGCATATATCTAATATAATCTAATCTACTCAGAATACTTTCTAAATCTTTTAAGTCTTTAAGGTCAGTATCTTTTTTTGTTTTTCTATCTTTAATTTTTTCAATATTCTCAAGAGTTTCTATTTTCATCCTTTCCACAAAACCATATGTTAGGCCTTCAAGTCCTTTATATTCTTGTAAGGATGATTCAAGATAATTATGTAAAATATCATAAGCTTTTTGATATCTTACCTTAGATTCTTTTGGAAAGAATTGCCATTTTGATTTACTCTCATAAAGAAATATAAGTTGATTCATGGCTTTGTTAGCTTCCTTAGATGACATTCCCTCCTTTCTAAATGCTTTATAAATATCTCTAATTGTCCTCAAAGAGTATTCTTCATGATGAGCCTGAATGGAGGGCATAATCTTAAAATTCTCTCCAGTTCTTTGAGCATTAATCCTATTAAATCTTGATTGAAGATCTACATTATCCACAAAACCTTGAAGCATATTCATAGAAAATTTTGCAAGATTTCCTAATCTTGTTTGTTTTCCCTCAGGATCTGTTAATGATGTTTCAGGGTCTTTAATTTTCTTCTGACTTTTTAATACACCTGCCTGAACTTCCTGAAGATAGGAAAAGAATTCTTTCTTTGCTTTTCTCTCTTTAGACTCTAATTTCTTTCTATAATGTCCATCTTCTTTTGACTTAGAATTCTTTAATTTCCTAGCAGTTACTTCCATATCTTCCAAAAGATTTTGATATTTTTCATCACCTTTTGTAACTTCACCCATCTTATTTTGAAATTCATCACTCTCTATAATGAAGGATGTTTCAGCTTCTCCTGCCATTTCCATAAAGTCTTTTTTAACATTCTTAAAATCAATAGCCTTCACACTTCCCATTGAACCTGCAAGAACAAGACCACCTACATATCCTCCTAAAAAACTTTCAGGAACTCCATGAAGCATCTGCCTAACAGTTCTTGCATTAGGGTCATATGTAGCATCTATAGCATTTGTCATTAACTGTTCAAGTCCCTCTTCTCCTCCCTCAATCATCCCAGAAAGATTTGTTAATTTTCCTAGCTCAGTTACAGCAATCTTTGCAACTTTTCCTGGCTGTCTTTTGGCATAAGCGATTCCCATATCTTTCATAGCTTTTGTACCAATCTTTCTGAAGGTTGAGTTAAGAGCACCAAAACCTAATCTTTCTGCAGCAAAAACAGTTGCTCCATATCCTGTTGCTATGATAGCCTCATGAGCTCCTGAAAGGTCTTTTCCTGTTTCCTCTTCAAACGATTTAACAGCTCCTCTTCCCTCACCAGCTGCCATTAATCCATAGTGAGCAAGGACAGTTGGGACTGTTACAGTTTGTTGAGGTCCTGGAATCATCGCAGCAAAAGTTGGTGCAATTCCTCCTACAACACTTCCAAGAAATCTTGATACTCCAGGTCTAGTTGGACTTTCAACTGCAGACTCTGCTAAAATTTTAAGGGCATCTTTATGGTCACCAAAGAGTTCTTGATATGAAGCAGCTGGTTGAGCAACTGCTCCTTTATATACAGACCTTGAGAAATTTGTAAAAGCACCAATGCTCTCTTCTTCAGCTAACTGTTCTTGAATCATAATAGATTCTTTCAATACATCCTTTGTGAATGTTTGATAATCACCTAAATTGTAACTTTTAGACATCTCATCAAAGAAAGTTATTCTCTTATCATCTTGAACAATATTTTGACTAAACTCAGAGAAAGTCCCTAAATTAAATTTACTCTGCCCTGCTTCATATAATCTATTTAATCTAGATTCAGGCATCTTGTTTTCCTTATATTAGATTAAAGAGTTGGTCTATTATCTTTATCTTCTCCGCCTTTCTCAGGTGAAGGAGGTAAGGTTGATACAACTGTACTCAGCCATACTGGATTTAATCTGGATAGTTGGATAAATTGAGATAGCATCTGATTCCTTTCTTGCATAACCATTTCAGGTCTATCCCACTGAAAGATTATTTTACCATCAGGAGTTTGAATCATATCAGGTTGATATTTATCTGCTAACATCTGATTAATATGTTTCCACCCTCTATCAAATAATGATTTCTCCTGAGTAAATCTTTCCTTTCCTCCTCCTCCCTGACTCTTCATATTTTCAAGAACACCTTTATAAGCATATTCTTCTTGAGGAGACATATAATTCTCAATTTCTTTCTCAAGCATTCCTGCTTTTGCTCCTGCTAATCTTGTCTGAGCTTCATCAAGAGGACTAACTTTTGCTTCAGCAATAGCTTTCTGTTTTAACTCAGGGGAGAGACTTGCCACATCAAGCCCTTTAATATCTTCTAATTTTTCTCCTGCCTTCAATCTTGATAGGAAGTTCTGATATTGTTCAGATTGAGTTTGTTGAATATTCATCTGTCCTAATCTTCCACCAAATCCCTGAGGGTCAAGAGCAACTGCAAACTCACTCATAGCCTGTCTAACAGCAGGTTGTTTGAGGAACATTCCTGTTTTTGCCATAGCTCCTTCAAATGCTCCAACTTTATCAGGCATATCTCCTGTAATATCTTCTGCCCCTGTAAGAGGAGCTTGATATTGTTGTTGCTTTAATGTAGGACTTTCTTTCAACTTTTTTATCTGAGCAGGTTGAATTTTTTGGTTTGGTTGAAGAGCTTGGGTTAATTGGTCAGGTGTTAATTGTTGACTACCCACTTGACTCTCTCCCATCTGTGCTAACTGAGCAGGTGTTAGAGGGGCAGAAGAAGGAGCAAACATCTCTTGTGCTTGTTGAATAGCATTCTGCTGAATATCATTTTGTGTTGGTTGAACTTGACCTTGCCCTCCTTGTTCTTGCTCTATCTTAGGTTGAGTAAGTTCTCCAGTTTCCATAATATATCTTGCCTCTTCTTCAGAAGCTTTTCTTATAACATTTCCAGAGTCTTTATCAAGAACATTTCCTGACAAAGGGTCATAAAAACCTGAGCCTATATCAATAACTTCTTCAACTCCTTTAAACTTTTTAGGCTGTTCACCTTGTTTACTCTGTTCAAGAACATTTTCATCAGGCTGTACAAGATTTTCCATTCTCTGAGCTCTCTCATATTGTTGTATTTCTTCAGCACGATTTGAAGGAGGCATTAATGGCTGAGTTTCTGTTTTAGTAGATGATTGTATTGCTTGAGCCAATTCTGGTAATTGACCAGCATCTTTTTGTGGGTCTTCAGACCCTTCTAAATTTAAGTTATACCCACCCCAATTATTAAACTCTTCTTTTAATTTTTGATTAGTACTAACTTCTATAGGGTCTACTACCAAGGAAGCTCCTGGAAATTCATCCCCTCTCATACTACCTTTTGACTTAACAGGAGGCTGAAGGACATCCATAACTGCTTTTGTTTCCTCACCTACAATACCATCTTGTTTTAACCCCTTATCTTTTTGAAAATTTCTAACAGCCTTATTTGTCTTAGGTCCAAAATCTCCATCAACTGCTTCAGAATAAAATCCTTGATTTGTTAACTGACCTTGTAATTCTTTAACAGCTGTTCCTGTATCATACTGCTTTAATTGAGCAGATTGTTGAGGAGGAGGATTTAATGAAGAAGGAGCAAGATTATCTATTAATCCAGTCTCATAATTTTTCTGAGGAATAGGTTTTGTAGGTTGCTCTATTAAATTATTTGGATTAGGCACATTTGGTTGAATATCTCCTTGAACCATCCCATACTGATTTGGTTGAATTTGTTGAGGGGGTGGATTAATTTGCATAAAAGCATTCATTAAGTCATTATTTGGCATATCATTTTCCTTTTCATTTTAATTTGTTAACTGTGTTCAGAATTCGAACAAAGGTGTATTTTATCATCCTGAGAATGCTCCCACAAGAGCTCCAACTCCTGCACCAATAGCAGTTCCAACTCCAGGAACAACAGAACCAATCGCTGCTCCTGTTGCTGCTCCTGATAAAGCACCTGATGCTGCTGATGCAATGTCAGAAGGTTTTTCAGGAAGGTATGTTCCTCCTCCTGGAGCAGCTAATACAGACCCTGCTTGTTTCATAACTTCAAGTTTCCACATAATATCCATTCTATCAATTTCAAGGTCTTTAGCATATTGCTCTTTCTTTAATATAGCAGCAAGACGATTAGTATCAGTTAGCATAGTTGCAACAGTTGAATTCATCTGAAGTTTTAATTGATAAAGAGATAAAACTTGTGTTAGACCAGTTTCATATAGTTGATGTTTTACTTTCTCAAAATCATAAATAAGGTTTTGCCTAAATGTAGATATATCTTTCCTTTTCTGTCTTTCAATGTTTGACATTCCTAATATGTATGCAGAAGAATTAATTGCATTAATTTCAGCCATCCCCCCAGAAAAGTTATTATGACTCTGAGCATAATCCATACTAACCTTCTCAGTATATTCATCAACAAGTCCATCAATATATGAATCATCTATAACAGAATCAACCTTTATTTTAACAGCATCTTTAATTGTTTCCCAATCTGTTTGCTCATTTATGTCTTTTACAAGAACATCAAGATAATCTATTCTTTCTGTTGCAAGAGCAATTAAATTATCAGGATTATATGACTCAGCAGAATCATAGGGTGATGTTTGAGCATCTCCAATAATCATACCTAAATCATCATCATTAACATCCCAAGTACCAACCATATCCTCATGAAAATCCTCAATATAAGGAGCAAAGCCCACAGTTCCTGCATTCCCCCCTCCCTTACATTCATCAATAGGTCCTGAGTATTCAAAGGAATCTTCTTCAATAACCTTCAATGTCTTCATATCTATTGTAACAGAATTATAAATCTTCATCATGCTCTCCTCTTTCTATGTTTTGTTTAATTGGGATAGTTATGTATTCCATACTACTTGCTTTCATAAATCTTTTTGTGAATGATAATATACTTTCTTCCTCAGTATATGCAGATAGATTATGACATCCTTTATGTTTTGCCTCTTTCAAAAGAGTTTGAATACCATCTTTTATCATTCTAACAGGGATTGTTTTATCTGTGAATAGAGAATATATTAATAAGGATTTATGTTCTGAGCATTCATCTGATTGAACAGTTGTAGTTACATATCCATAAATAGTAATATCTTCAATATCATCCATTGAGTGTCTCTCAACAATAGACCAACAGTCCATTGTTCCCATTAGGATAGATGAGAGAATAGAAGTCATTGTTCCATTCTGACTATTTATAGGAGGAAGAGTATCTTCAATATATGGAGAGATAACTTCCCAATATTCTGCCACCTGTTCAGGCATTAATTTAACGAGCATTCCTAGCTCCTCTCACATTCCTCTTATCAATAGAATTCCACCTTATACCTATATCTGAAAGTTGAATATCTGTATAGTTAGATGTCTTAATCCTAACTCTAAATTCTGCTCCTGTTACTCTAATATAACCAATTCCCTCATGATTAACATTTACCCAACTTGAAGTTGTAAAACTTTCACTCTTCTGATGTCTATAGTCAATAGCAACCTGGACAGTTGCTGAAGTTGTAAATATACCAAGCTCAACTTCCTTAATATGTTTTATTCCTCTCATACCCATATCAAAGATATCTGTAACAATCCTACTCTCAACATCCTCTTCCTCAGCATATATTCCCTTCAAATCTCCATCAATATAATCAAGAAATGTTACAATGTTATATTTAGATTCTGTTGTTCCAAAAGGAGAAACACAAAATCCTTTTGTTCCACCTTTATCAGATACATAAAAAACCTTATCTGTTTCTTCATATCTAATTAACATATCTCCTGAGGATATTTCTGAGAAGAACTCTTTATACCCAATCTTCTTAGGCTCAAGATCTCCTCCCATTAACCAACCTTCTCCAAGTTCATCAAAGAAAAGATGAATATCCTCACTCCCCCCAACTTGATTCCTCTGTGAGATTCCTGTTGAAGATACTCTTTTCATACCGAAAGTATTGAGTGGCTTTATAACAGGAGTAAGAGCCCATATACCTTCTTCTCCATAAGCTACAATACTATGCCCTAAGGGCTTCATATGAATAATATCTTTTTGTGTAGGAAGAGGCATCCAACCAAAATCATTCTTCTCAATCATTTCAAAAATTCTTGCTTTATCAATCACTCTCTCTTTAGGTATCAAGCCTCTCACAACAATATCAGGATATATTAACCAAAGAATGCCTTCCCCTATGGAAGACCAGAAAACATAATTCCCTCCCATATCATCATTATTCAAAGCATATTCTTGAGGTATCTCATCCTCCCAATTATCCCAAAGAATCTGCCATAAAGAAGATGACCAAATAGAAGAAGGAAGTCCTCCAATAACAACTCTCCCCTTAAACTCACATCCTGATTTTATTGCAAGATCTTCAACAAACACTTTATTAGTCTGATTTAACATAAGAGGCATATTTGTTTGAAAGACAATATCTGTTCCATTCAGGAGATACCAAGCATCATACATATCTATAAAATGCCAATCTTCTCCAGATGTAATAACTTTCTCAGTTGTTATATCCTGAGCATCATATGTTTTTATATGAGAGAAAGACCAATCACTCTCATCAACCTGAAATATCATATCCTTATAACACATTAAGGTGATTGATTTTCCCCTAAAAAGAGTTGGAGTATGTCCAGAATTAAGAGGAATTCTAACACTCTTAATTGAGACACTTTGAACATCTCCTGAATATGCCAAACTTCCAAGACTCACAATACCACTTGAGCCTGCAATAACAGTTCCTGTATACTCATCCTCATCTGTTATTGATATAGCAGTTGTTCCTCCAACAATTAAAAGAAGAGTTCCAGAAACATAATTTTTTGTATCAATCTCATAATTATAAGTCTGCCCCTCAATTAACATATCATCTGTATTGAATGTCTGTGTGAGAGCACCTGTTCCACCAGATGAGTGGGCATGGTCTCCTACATATGTCCAATTTCCAGTGTTTGTCCAATCACTAAGATCTCCATCGAAATCATGATTTCTTAGAATATTAGGACCTTCAGAGAATAATGCAGAAATTGTCTTGAGAGGGATAAGCCCAGTTTCATTCAATTGAAGATTAAAACACTCAATCAATCCAGGTGTATTATTTTTATTTTCACTAAATTTCCTTAAACCTTTCTGAGGATATTCAGTTAAATTAAGTGGGAATTCTCTCATAAGCCTATCCTAATTTTCCTGTGTTAAGAAAGTTCCTTGTAATGGTTTCATCCCTGATACCTCTACATAAAATAAGAAGAATGTTATCCAAACTCTCATATCTTTAAAAGCTTCTTCATCATATGCATCTATCATTCCAACAATTTTTGTTCCTTCTTCTACAACAATTCCTTTCCTCAATTCAGGAGAATCCTCATTAGGATTAACTTCATACTTTGTCATAGAATTTCCATAATAAAAAGATATATTAAATAAAACTTTCTGTCTTGGTTTAGCATTTTCTAATTCAAAAAGAATATTCTTTATATGAGCTTTAACAGGAACAACATACCTAAAGAATTCACCCATATAGTTAGGAACACCACAACCAGATATTGGGAGAGATTTAACAACCTTCTCATCATTCTTCCTTTCTAATCTTTCCTTTCTGAGTTTATCCCTCAGAGGTCTTGTATTAAATACTCTAGTCATTTTAATCTTCCTCCATCTGATTAATTCCTGATATATCTTCTTCAACTAAACCAAAATCAATTCCTTGAAGGTCTAACTTAATTCCCTCAAGCCAATCTCTCATTCCTTCTCTATTCCTATGAACACTTTCAAGAGCATAATTTGCAGCTTTAATTAATATCTCCGGATATTGAATTGTCCAGAATGATTTATCTGCATCAGCTGAAAGGGTCTTTGTGAAGAATTGTCCTAACACCTCAAGGGTATATGCTTCATCAGCAGGAGGCATCCAAACAATTCCTGTCTTTTTATATCTATCAGTTGTATCTTGAAAGACAAGATCTTCCCAACCATATGTAAAGGTATCATCATAATCACTTGATGTGATAGCTTCTTGTTCTGGAGCAAGATGAATAACAGACCTTGCATAATATGTAGGCTGTCCTGATGTTAAATCACTAACAGGCTTAGCATATGTTTCCTTTAGCCAACCCAATTCTTTCTTCTCAAGAATAAACCTGCTATCAGCATTAGACATCCAAACTTCCTTAATTGCTCTCACACTATCAAGAGTTTGAAAAACTTGATTAACAGAAAGGTCAACTTTGAACCAAGCAAAACTTTCTCTAATTTCCTGAAGATTATCTAATAACCTTTGCCCTACATTGATATAATAATTAGCCCCATTATCAGTATAAGGCTCAGAAACAACAGAAGAGACAAGGTCAAACCTTCCACTCTCCTTAATTAGTTGGGTTCTAATTTCTCCTAAATTCATACTATCCTCTTATTGCTAAATCCATATCTGTTTCAAGAGATACAGATAATTCAACTCCATTAATCTTTGAATAACCCTGAGCATTTTTTGATTCAACTTCTCTATGATTAACATTAATCCACCTAATTTGAACATCTGTCTTTTCTTCAAAACTTTTTAGAATATTCTCAACTTTTTTCTGAGTATTCTCAATTTCTTTTTTTAACTTCTTTATTGTCATAATATTCACCTTTGTTCGAATTATGAACAAAGTGGGGAGGGGTTAATCTCCCCACCTTATTCATTCACCTATCAATCAACAATCTGATTAATCCGCAGGATTAGCTAAACCAACACCATTAAGATAACCAAAAGCAAGAGGATGATGGAATTCAAATCCACCTTCAGTTAAATATTCTTCTTTTGAACCATCAACAGCCTGATATCCACCTTCTCTCTCACCAGTGTCTTTCTTAAAGAAAGTATCATCAATGTAGTTGAAAGCCATATTAGCAGGATCTACTATAACCATAGAGTTCCTGTTTGTGGATTCATAAGAGAACAGAGGATGTGTTTTCAGCATTAATACACCAAAGGGTGTAATCCACTCAGTTACTTTCATCCCATAACTACCAGAAGTTGGATTCAAGTTAATATGCCCACCTGCTTTTGCAAGCTTGTTAATTCCTAACAAAGCCCCAGAACCACAGTAAGCAATCTTCTCTTGAGAACCATACCTGAAAATTTGCTCAAGTTTCTCATCAAGCCAATCTTCTCCTCCACCTGCCCAAGTTGCTACACCAGACTGTTTAGTATAATCACTAACATTATCTGATGCAAACTCTTTGATGAATGGGACAATTCCTTGAGTTGTTCTTTCAGGTTTACCATTATCTCCAGTCCCTTCAGTCTTAATACTCCAGAAAGCCATTTTCTCTAATTCAATTGAATGAAGTTCAAGAGCTTCCCTTTTAGACTCTTTATACTGGTCTTCTGTACGAAGTCTAGTTTTTCGAGCAGTACGAGTAATATCCAAAGGTGTTCTAATAATTTGTGTGTAATTATAGTATTTCACAGGGTCATATGAAATAGCAGCTGGAATCACTCCACCTTCAGCATTGATATTACTAATTATCAATATGGTATCACACTCTGATAAATCTCCACTAGAAGAGTTATCATCAGCTTCTAATAATTTCACAGCAATCTTTGAGCTAGCTCCATTTAATGTAACACTAGTTACCTTACCAACAACATCTACATCATGGTCACTAGCATCTCTTAAAAGAACTTGATGTCCTGCACGAATTTCTTGAGCCACAGCAAGAGCAACTTTAACATATACAGTATCTCCAGATACTCCACCAGATACATAAACATCTACTAAAGCACTATCTGTGTATACATTTGTTACAGCTCCACCCTGACTGGCAAGATTCTTAGTCCACCAATTAAACTCCGGGTCATCAACTTGACTACTCTTAATTTTCGACGCTAACGCCGTAAGAGGAGCCATTCCATTAGGATACAGATAAAGGATGGTTTCCCTAAAACTTTTCGGTCTTTGGTCAGTTACCCAATCACCTGTTCCTCTCATTCCAAGAAATGCACTCATTTGCATTCTCCTTTCATTTTATTAATTAAACAATCCGTTATGCATGGTTAGATGCAAGCTCAAACCACTCATATCCATCACTATAGAGAATAGAATATTCAGCAGCAGCATCTAATGTAATATCAGTCAAGCTTGAATCATCTCCATTATCTTCAATAGTAATATCATCAGTATCAGATCTTGCAACCATATAGATTGTATAGATTCTTCCAGCAGATTCAGCAACATCAGGAAGTGTTATTGTAAAAGCATCTCCAGTTGTTGAAGCTCTCACAACCTGCTGTTCCACACTAAGCGTAACAGTAGCTTCAGGGAATAATTCCCCTCCTGTGTTCATCAGAATCTCTTCGTATTTTTGTTTGTCATTTATAGGCATTTATTTCTCCTATCCTATTAAATCATTAATTTCACCTTGAAGGGCTGAAACCTTTTTCTTTCTTTTCCTTTCATCACTCCTATTTCCAGAAGGTGAAGCAAAAGCAGGTTTTTTACCCTTCCTTCCCTTTTCATTAATTGCCTTAGCATTAGCTTTAATTCCTAATCTTTTCTTTGACTCTTTAGCCACACCCTCCATTAATTTAGGTGTGTCCCAATCAGGATTATTAGCTCTCAACTCTGTAGCAATCATTCCTACAAATTGCTTATATTCTCTTAAGTCAGGGTTAACCTGGTAGAACTCATTAATAGCATTCTGTAATTCCATTCTTGAAGAAACAAGTCTTGTTACAACTTCAGGAGTTTGCTGAAGGCTTTGTTTAGTAGATTCTTCAATAGCATCATTCTTTGCTCTCTCATATACCTGTGTTAATAGACTATTCAAAGCCTCAGGTGTTAATAGAGCATCATTGAATTTATCATCATCTACAAACTTAAATTCCTTCTTCTTATCCTTTTTCCTTTCCTCTTCCTTTTTCTGAGGAGAAGGCTCAGGAATTCGATTTCCTGCAGTTTCTTCTAACAGTTTTCTGAGACGTTCATTTTCTTTCTGAAGATTATCTTCATCCTTTTCATCTTCATCCTTTTCATTTTCATCATCTTCTTCAGAATCTTCATCTTCTTCAGAATCTTCAGAATCTTTTTTATCTAATTCTTCATCTTCTTGTTCTTCTTCATCTTTCTGTTCTTCATCTTCCTGTTCTTTCTGTTCTTCTTCCTCTTCATCTTCATCTTTTTTAATATCTTCATCTTCCTCAGATGGAGAAGCAAGATCTTCAAGAAGGTCATCTATCTCTTTATTAATATCGGGCATTTTGTAGTCCTCTCATTATTTTATTATTTGATTATTTCTTCCTACTTTCTTTAATATCATCTTCTTGCAATTTAATATCTTCAATTGCTAAATCAGGAAGATCTATAAGATTTTCAATCTCCATAATCATCCCTTGAAGACGATAAATTAAAGTAGGATTAGTTTCTTCTACCATCTTATTCATCATGAGGTTCTTTCTTTTTTCAAGAGCCTCTTCAACGAAAAACTTCCAAACTTTATTTAGTTTAAATTCTTGTATATCTCTCACACTTGTAGTCATAATTGTTCTCCTTTGTTCAGAATCTGAACACAGTTACATCCCACCCATACCTTCTTGTGGCATAGGAATAAGGTTTCCTTTATCAACTTCTTGTTGAACACCTTCATCAGGCATAACTTGTGTTGGTTTCTTAATAAAATCTTCAACATTCTTTGCACCCATCTGCCTAGCTACATGCTTAAAGATTCTACTCATATCAAGTGTTTGTGATATTTCAGGACTTCCTGCAAAAACCTGAAGAAGCTGTACCCATAAATCTACAGGCTCCCCTCCTGGCATACTCCCATCATGAGGTATAACATCATAATCTACATTAATATCAAGAGGGCTAATTTTAACTCTATCTCCTTGAACACCTAATTCTGTTTTAATGTTATCATCCCAATCACCTATAACTTTCGCATAAGTATCTTGACTCATTAATTGCTGGGTATGTGAAGCAAACATTCTTGCAAGAGGTTGCATCAGCTGAAGACCAATTATCTTTGCTGTCTTTTCTAGTTTAGATAAGGCAGATGTTCTAGCATCCCTAGCCTCAGTTGCACTTCTTCTCTCTCCACCTGTTCTCATAATTCCTTGAAGAATATCAGTCGCTCCAGATGACTTTGAAATCAAATCAGATATAAATGAAACATCTCTTAAGTGACCTGAAGTAACATCATTAACTTGAAGCTGTTTTACACCCTGATCTATCAGACCTCTTCCCCAGAAAGCCTTCCTCAGTCTAATTGTTTTTCCAGGTCTTGGGCTTTTCAAATCAAAGATATTAATAACAGAAGGATCTACAATCATCATATCATTGATAGCTTTCCTCACATTAGCAATATGACTTGAAAATAGCCAATCAGATGTTTCCTGAAGAGGATATATGGTTTCAAGTTTTGATATAGGTGAAGTACTATAACCATCATAATCAGATGAAGCAACAGCAACTGGATACTGATTATGGTCTAATCCAAGAGATCTTGCTTCAATAACAACTTCATCAGATGCAACTGTAAACATCCATTTTTCAGGATATTCCCCACTCCCAACTTTCCAATCTTTAGGAATGATTGTAACATACATTCTTATATATTCAATAGGTCTTGTTGTATTAGATGAAGGTGTATCAGATACATCTCTCTGTCTTGCTGATTTCTCAGCTGATGTTGTTACAGTCCTACAAAGTCCATCAGATAAATGTTGAAGATACTTAACATTAAATATATCTCCATCTCCTCTCTTCTCTTTAGATAGAAGAGTCATGATATTCTCTTTCTCAATCCACCCAACAAATTCTCCTTTTTGAACATCATGAGCTGCAATATTAGGGTCTGGGAGGTATGAGTAAGGGTCTATGTTCCTAACATTATTCCCTTCAAATAATAAACTCTCCTCAGTATTATCTCTTGATATTCCTGTTGGAGCAAATTTTCCAAGAATGTTTGAGAAAAATCCTTCTTCCTTTATAACAGTCTTAGTTCCCCAAAGTTCATCCCAGTAAGGTGAAACTGCTCCAAAGCCGTATGCAAAGTTATCTCTCCATGCAGTATGAAGATTAAGTCCTACACCAAATCTTGTTATATGTTTATTAATTAGAAGTTCAAGAAGAGCACATCCTCCAACATCTTCAGGTCCTTGTCCTTCATACCTAAAGATTGGATTCTGAATAAATGCAGCTGTTAGGTAGGTTAAAAGAGTTTCAAGAGTTGCATAACTAACTGGAACAATAATAGGATTTGTCTTAAATTTATCTTTCTTCTCATCAACATCTTCAGGTGTTATGTATGTTGTTAGAGTTCTATCAATCTGTTGCCAACTTGAATGCTTCTGACTAATCTTATCATAACTCTCTCTAGCCCTATCAAGAATTCTATCTCTAATCCTATCATGTTCTTTACTCCCAGGCTTCAGATTAACACCTTCAGGATAATCATAGTCATAGTTAACATTATTCAAATTAACATGACTCATCCCTGTTCCTGTTAATCCTCCTCTAATTACATGTGGCATATTTCCTCCTAAACTTTCACAACCGTAAAGTTTGCTTCTTTAATTGTTATATCTCCAACCCCTGAGGTATTCCTAACTTTAACATTTACATATTCATTAGATGTTCCCATTGTATAGAGCATTTGAAGATGAACAGTTACATCAGTTGCATCTGCATTAACTTTTTGTTTTGATTTTGTCTCAAGAGAAATAACATCAAAACAGAATTCAAATATATCTCCAGCTGTTTCAGCTCTAAAAGTCAGAGAGCAAGAAATTAAATATGTGAAGTTATCTGATGTTATTGATATACCTGTTGCAAAACAAGTTACACCTATTTCAACTCCCGTAGAAAAATTTGAAATAGTATACCATTGATTTTGTATTAATATAGATATAGCAGTTGTATTTCCTGTTATGTATAATTCTCCTGCCTCAGTATCATAATCTCCATCTAATGAAATTGTAACAGTTCCATCCCCATCATCACCCACTTGAATAGGAGAAGTTCCTGCAATAAAATTAGCTAAATTAGATATAATATCCAAAGATTTATCAGCTGCAACTTTAACTATTTTTCCTGCTGTAAGTTCATCAATAATATGATTAGCTGCTTTTGTAACTCCATCTGTTTCAACAGCATAATCAGCAGAATCTTGATAAAGATAAGGACCTATTCCTGAACCTTTTACCCACCTTTGAGTCATACTTGACTCCCTTCAAAATATGTAGGAGTTGGACAAGTTTCATAATTCTCCCAATTAATCTTATCTTTTCTATCTCCCTCATACATATCTAATAATTCTTTATATTCATCCTCAGGATCTCCTGCAAATCCTCCAGGCATAAAGTATGTAAGGGACATTTCCATCAACTCCACAATATATGCAGCTGCATCCATAATATCCCATCTCTTCGATTTCGGAAATCCTAAAAGCTGTTTTTCATAAGCCCCACAACCTACCTCATTATGATATATTAATCCTTGTCTATAATATGAAACAAGAGAAGCAACCCTTGCTTTCTTTCCTCCATGTAATCCAGAGAATTCACCCTTTCCAGATCTTGCTTTCAGCCATACAAGGTCAAAATTATATCCTAACCTAATCATCTCATTCCTCAGAGGATGCTTAATAAACTCTTCAAGTCCTGTTACCTCAACAGCAAGAGTTCTTGAACCATATCTCATACATGTATTAAAAGCATCAGTATATAATTGCTCAGGATGATAAAATTCTCCTCTTGCTTCCCTCATATACATAGCTCCTGTTTCAGAATCGATACTCCATACAACAATTCCAGATTGAGCATTATGTAACTTTGTTGTCTTAGCAGGATCTATTATAACAACATGAGCCATTGATGATTTCCTATCAATGAATTTTTTATCTCCTTCCTGATAATACTGAAAATACTCTGCACTAAACGAAGCATCTTCCTTAGATATAGGAATACTCTGATATTCTCTTGCAAAGACATCCATAATCTTTTCTCTTCGATGCCTTTTCAACTCATTATCAAGATCTTTTTGAGATACAAAAGTTGGAGCAAGAGTATGATACTCATCATCACAAATACTTAACCTTAAGCCATCCCAATCATCTGACTCTAAGAGGTGTTCAATTAAACTATCTTCATGCTTCACAGTATCAATATATATGTATCTCCAATCTTTCCCAATCATTGGTTTAGCTTTCTCAACATCTCCAGTAAACCAAATCAATCTTTTCTTCCTTTGATCTTCATTATCAAGGGTATCTGTATCTTCAAGGTCATCTATGATAAATAAATCAGGTCTATATCTAATCCAATTCTGTCCCCTGATTTGCTGACCACTTCCTCTAGGAACAATAATAGTATGTCCATTAGCTACCCATGTTTTCTTAGAGAACATTTTAGACTCATCCTTTCTAAGGTCAAGAGAAGATTCCCTAATATGCCCAAAAATCTGTGATACACCATCTGCAGTTAATAATTCCATCTTAATATTCTCAGTCTGCATCTCAGCTGATGTTGCAGAATTAGATATATAATCAATAAATCTCTTATCTCTATAAAGGATTGACTTAGCAGCAACAGTTCTTGCAATTGTTGTTTTCCCAATTCCTCTAGGAGCAGCTATTACAATCTTATTCCCTCCTTCATCAATCAAGTCAAAAATCTGGTCATGGAGGGGGCTGAATTCTGCATTAAATGTATCTGGAAAGAAAGTCTTTGCAAACAACTTTGTAGACCGATAACATTCTACAAGAATATCATCAAGAGTAGAATCTCCTGTCATAAGAGATTTATCTGGGTCTATTTGTTTCAACTTTTCGGCTCACTAACTTTAATAATTTCAATAGTAATTTCATCTTGAAAGGTAAAATCTTCATCCTCCACTCCTTCATCTGAAAGAATAATTTTCCCTTCATCAACAATCGCAAGATAATATCCTTCATAATCTCTACTCATAATAATCAACCAACCTCTTTTATAAGAGTAACTTTTCCTCTCATTAATTTAGTAACATTACTTGAAGCATCAACAACCTCTAAATCATAAACACCATAGGTAAAGTCATAGCTTGAAGTATCAGCTGCAGGAATATCTATCTCAATAGTTCCATTAGCCCCCCCAAGAGTTATCTCACTTCCTGATGTTAAGGAATCAATTTGTGTTCCTCCAATCCTATCATAAATGCTCATAGTTGCTGAATAATTAGTTAAATCAACAGCATCTTCATTAGAGTCTTTCCATAAAAGGGTTCTCTTAAAATTAGCACCTTGCTCAATATCAAGATTAAATTTTCCTGCAGTCATATTAATTTTCCTTTCATATCTCTCAGTAATTATTATATTAGATGTTTCAACAGTCAGAGTTGTATTTTTATCATATCTATCATCAATAACAGAATAATCTCCATCCCATCTAACAAAGAATTTTCCTCCTTTGGCTTCCAGAGTTATAACATCATAAGGATAAGCATATTGACTAACTCCATTAATCGTAACAGTTACTCTATCTGTAATTGTATCAAGATTATGTCCACCCCCATAACTTCCAACATCTGATGTATCTTCTCCATGTGCAGGAGGTATATGAGCATCATTCTCTCCTGCTCCCCCACCCCACAAATCAATACAAGGACTATCTGATTGAAGAGTAAAGTCATAAATATCTGGATTAATAAATTTAGGATACATTGAATAAGAATGACTTCTAATTACCCAATGAGCATCATTAGGATTTACAAAGGCACTTGCAGGAAGTTCCATATCACATCCATATAAATACTCTGTCCCCTTTCCTAGTGTTCCTAAACCTACAGATCTTATTGTATATCTAGCAGGAAATCCTCTCCTCCCATCTCCACAAGCATAATAGATATTATTCCATATTGAAAGAGATACAAAAGTAGCAGGTGTTCCCGATTGATAGTGAACAAATATTCCCATAGTCATCCTATAGAAAACATTCTGATATACTTCAAGAATGCTCTGATGATGATAATTCTGTCTTCTATATATACCTACAATAATATTCTCAGGCTCAGGTTGATAATAATATCCTTTAACCTTATCATTAATTGGAGTATAATCTCCAACAAAATCACAGTTAGATATATAAACATGAAGAAAATTATCTGATGCTCCTTGAACATCAATACTTCTATAAATTGTTTTATTAAGAAATAAAGATACAAGATTAAAATTAGTATGAGCAAGAAATATAATATTCCTTATTTCCACACTTTTTGTAATAAGAAGATTTCCATCATCACTAATATAAAATAAAACTGACCCATCAAAAATAGGTTTCTTTCCATCAGTAGGATATGGTTGAACAGTTACATTATGATAACTATCAACTGAATCAATAAAAATCCATTGAGGTTCATATGACTCACAAGAATAAGTAAGTCCACCCTTAATATAAACATCTACATCAAGATTAGTTGTATTAGCAACTCCACTTCCTGGTGCAAATACCTTATCAAGAGTTTTATAAGGAGCTTCAATAGAACCATCTCCTGTTGTATCATCCCCTAAAATTCCATGAATATAGACATCCATAATCTATCAACCCTTTGTTCGAATTCCGAACATAGTTAATGTTTCAGCCAAATCCCTTGCTCTTCTTGGTGTCTGTTTTGCCCACTTACTATCAAGCATCTCTTTCCCAGCTTTCTCCCATTCTTTCTTCTTCAACAGTTCAATAGTCTTAACAAACTGCATAAAGCCATTTAATCCAATCTGATATATCATCTCAACAATCACATCTTGAACAGTTTGAGGCATCTCTCTAAACCACCAGAAACTTTCATAGCACCTAACAGTAGTATTAGCCAATTTCCGCTCCAAAATGATGGAGGCAATATCCTCATCCAGCCGTAGGTCTTTTATTGCGAAGCCGTAGCCGATGGTGAGATTCCCTTCAGAGTCATTGTAAACCCTGTTCCTGAATCCCTCATGCTTCTTGATTGAATCAATCAGATTCATTATTTTTTATTCCCAATTCCAAACCATGCAAGTCCAGAGCCAATCGTTGTAGCAAGACTTCTCAAAACAGCTCCTGCTGAATCAAAGAAATCTTCTTTCTCTGACAGTTTCCCAAACTTCCCAACTTCAAGGAAGAACTCTCCAAGTGCCCGAATGACTGCTTGAATAGCTATCAAAAACGCACCAAGTGTTGCAATAAGTTCGGCGTTCGTCATGCCTTCAATTAACTGTACTATTAGTTCGCCCATTATTTTAACCTCATGTTTTTATCTTGCAATGCTCTAACAATCATCATCCCCACGACAATAACTGCAAATGCAAATCCT